TCATCCATTGTGTCGAAGACTTCTGACATGTTTGTGCCTTCAGGAAATCCAAGCATCAGTGCTGATTGCTCGATTTTATCTTTAAGTTCAAGTGCTTCGGGATCGTCTGTAAGACTTAGTCTTGCATACATATTCCTTTGCTTTTCAATAAGGATACGCAACTGGTCAATGTGCTCTTGCTTATCCTCTTCGGAAAATGTCCGATATGTGAAGAGAGAATTAAATATCGTCTCTTGAATATCAGTAATTTCTTTCAAGGACTGTTGTACGATGTTAGAATCGAAAAACTCGCTCATTGACTTGTCACCTCCTTTAGCATTTTTTTACATGAAAACACATTAATATTTAGGAAAGGACTATACTTTTTAATTTTCAAACTTACGGTTTCCCATACAGGATCTTTCAGTTTATTATCAAAGTAAGGAACAAAATTAAGAATCTTGTTCATAATAACCAGTGTCTCCAAATTAATTTTACCAGATAAATATTTTTTTAGCAACTTCGGGTGACCATTACACTCCATCACACTTTTAAAATCTTCAGTTTCAAATAATATCCCTAAATCTTCCTTATAATAATATGCAAGACTTTGATTGATCTTCAACCAAGTATTATAATTAGTCTCACCTTGTTTTATAATTTCACCAATCCAAACTGATTGTGGATTGGATGGATAAACAAAATTTGCCACAAAATATTCCTTAATCTCACTATCTGTCTTCTGACGAGACATCTTCTCGAAAAAATACTTATCCTTCCTTTTATTAAAAGATACCACAGATCCCTTAGTAGCACCATGATATCGGAAGTAATCGTAGGTAGGTTGAGTGAAGTGCTGTTTGATCGCTAGATATGTTTTGTAGCAATCAAAGGCAGTCATAGAGGTAGTTTTGCGCGACTTGTTTTCTTTAGAAAATTCAATTGCGTGGCATCCCATCTTAATTTTTCTTTCAGTGGTTTAGATACTAATTTTACCACAGAATCAACTTCTATCTCATTATTTTCGCAAAACAAAATAATTGCGTCAATATAATTTAGATTTTCTTGCGTGGCAAGATTTTCAATTTCAAGAGCAAAACTCTGTTTGCACATGAATTTCTCTTTTAGGACTTCATCTAGGGTTTCTTTAGGCATATTCTTTGAGTTTGTATGTGATGAATTCTTGGATGTATTGTACCAGTTCTTTGATATACTTTGTTTTATCTCTTTCAATATAGACTTCACATTCACCATCTTCACATGCCATGATAATAACAAACTTTTTTACAGTAAGTCCAGTGAGTTCATACAACATACATGCATATGCACAACACTGTACGAAATAGTGGTCAATCCACTTTCGTGGTTTAGGTGATTTGGAAGTTTTGAAATCAATGATAGCAAGTTCACCGTCATATTCTGCTATGCAGTCAACAGTTCCAGCAATTCCAAGTTCTTTGCTGTACATTGATGACTCTAATGCGTGAATATTGGTGATACTATCCAGAAAAGGTTTTGCTATATTGAATAGCATTTTAGAGATAGGCAATACATCTGTGGGTGCATCCTCATTTTTTAAATAATACTCTGTAAGAGTATGCATATCAGTACCACGACTTGTAGCCGCTTTCGTGATACGGTCAGCTTCTTTATCACCAACCTTTTTTCTCCACTTTGCAAACTTTGCTCTATTCCTGTGACTAGTAACAGAGGTAATGGACACTAAATCTAGCATCTCACCACCATCTTCTACTTGGTAATATCTGACTCCATCAACAGTCTTACGACTGAGTTTAGGAAGGTTCAAATTGACATGATTAAACATTGAGTATTTAAATATTTAGGGCAAGTTTAGTAGCGATGTATTTTTTGACTAAACCTGATCTGACAATATCATTTACCGTAAACTCAGTGATTCCAAACTCATCTTCCATGTTACGGATGATTTTAATAAAGTCAAGAATACCGTTTCTTTCGTAAGTTTTAGTCAAGTCAGATTGTGATGCGTCACCGCAAAACATAATTTTGGTATTTTCACCAGTACGAGTGATTATACTATCAAGTTCGTGAAAATTCAAGTTTTGGCATTCATCAATTAACAAAATTGAATTATCAAATGTTGTACCACGGATGAAACTAGTAGACCAGAATGAAATAGTTGCCTGTGCTTTAAGATTACCATACAACATTTCAAAATCTGCGTCTGATGGCATTTCAAACATGTACTTTACCATATTCTTATAAGGAATCTGATAAAGAGCAGATTTATCTTCGTGATCTCCTGGTAAAAAACCAATTTCACGAGTAGAAACTAAAGAACGAACAATATAAATTTTTTCATATGGTGTTCTTTGATCTAACACTTCTTTTAGTGCATTATACAGGACAATAAAGGTTTTTCCTGTACCTGCTGCACCATATGCAAAGATGTTTTTACCTTGCTTATAGTCATTAAAGAGTTTTTCTTGATTTTCTGTAAGAGGTTTTACATCAAGTAAGAAATCAGAATTAATTGGTTTCTTACGCTTCATCTGTTTAGCCGTCATTCCTACTCCGATCGGAGAATCTTTTTTTCTGGGCATGTGTTTAAGTAATTTTCTTTACTGTTGATCCTGGTGATTTTGATGCTCTATCTAGAACTTCATTCCATCCTGGTTTAGAGCGAATTAGTTTGTTTTGCCAATCTCCAACCTCTCCAGGTTGAGGGCAAGTTGATGGATCAGACCAGTCGCGTTTCCAGTCTGGGTTGTCTTCACACCACTGCGACCATTTGGTGACGCTCATTACGACTTCTTTTTGTTCTCCAGTTTCTTTATGAATAACGGGATACGTTGCCATACTTTTCCTTAGGTAAAAATATTTATCACCACTCTAGGGCGGTTGCAATATCAGGGAATTGTTCCTTGAATATTACTCTGACTTCTTCCGCAATCTGCATGTGCTCTTTCTGAGTACCATGTGCAGAACGAAGATCAATATAATGAATCCACGATCTAACAGAACCTTTCATATAGAGTCTGGTAGGAGTTGCCAATGGTAATACAAAACGGGCACTCTCTTTTGCGACACCTAATTCAAGCATCTGTTCATATAGTGACTCAGCAGAAGAAAACAAAGTTTTCATTTGTACTTCCAGTTTCTGTTTTGTAAATTCATCAAGATCATCAGTAGAGTTCTGACGATTCTTGGTATCCTGTCTACGAAGTTGTGGAGTTTTAATTTCTCCCAAATTACTCGTATCAGCATATCTTTGTGAAAACTCTTGATATGTAAATGAACGGTGACGTAGCACCTGAGCAGCAAGACCACGAGTGGTATTGATTTCCACAGTCATATCTGCTTGCTCAAAGATACTCCAATGTTTGTGATTAATACAATACTTCAAAAGACCTGCAGAAGTATCAAACTTAGTTTGATTGCTTGGGTTACTTACACGAGCACAATAGGTGATAACTTCTTGGGCATCTTTACCCTCAAGTTCACCTGCTCCTTTAGAAACAGAGATTAGTTTAACATTACTCATCCGAATCCTTTACCTCTAGTTGCGTTTTTTTGTCGTTCTTCTGCTTCTCGCAGTTGTTCCTTGAGATACTCCATTTCTTCAATATTATAATTGAAAGGTTGTTTGAGTGCCTCTTTGATGTTTTTAATTAACCATTTGTTTTCGTCCATATCAATCTGGGTAACCATCGTCGTCACCTAAAACTTCATCATAACTTGCGTAAGTATCTTTAGGTGGGGTGGAAGGAACATATGCTTCAGTATCTGAATAAACTTCAGATTCTAATTCATCAACCACTTCTTTAAGTGCCATGAGTAGAACTTTTAGTTTTCCTTTATTCATGTTTATTACCTTTCGACTAATTATACTACAAAAAAAGAGGGGTGTAAACCCCCTCTGTTTTATTTTCCGTATAGGAACTTGACTTCAGCAGTTATGATTGTGAGAAAGATAGCAGATGCTATGCATATCTCTAGAGTTTCAATCACTTAAGACTTGTAAGTTCTTTCTCTTGACTTATACCACGATAAGTTAGATCGACCTTGTTAGTCTGCTTTGCTTTGTCCCTATTAGTATCATATTTGATACCACGGTATGTGACTTGTGCCATTTGGTTTCTCCTAAAGTAGTTGGACTTTTACATCCGTTCCTTCAGTCGGCTTTTGCGTCCTCTTGCGAGGATGAACGTACCCGTTCCGAGTCGGCTTACTTGCGTCCAATGCTCCATGGTCTGCAATCGGGATCTGGTACTTTGGTATAGAAGTAATCTATAAGATACTCCTTGGCATCAGGTGTGTGGTTCTTATCACTAAGAATCTCATACCTTGCCTGGTTCCAGTCATCACATGACATTTCCCAATGGGTTGCATCATGTTCAGCGAATAGAAATACCAGTAGTGCTAGACTATGCATTTGGATGAACGTAAAGGTATGTTAGCATACCCACACTATATAGTCAACCAGTTATGTAATTTTTGTTACAGTTTTTGGATTGTATTTTCTTAATAACTTTGCGTATTGAACTTCTTGGTCAGTGTATAAATCAGGATTTTCTTTTGCTCGGTTTATTAAGATCTTTGCTGCTTTTCTTGTCTTCATATAAGTATTTATACGCATGAAGAACTCAATGTGAATGATTATCTAACTCAATACTAACTCTTTCTATTCTATTATGGTTAACATCGTACAAATTACGTAGTTCCATATTATCTTGTTCACATTGGAATAATTTGAGAGATAATGAATTAATTTCATCTTCGCGTTCACATAATCTCTTATGCAAATCTTCGGATGCGTCTTTCAAATCTATCATATATTTTTCATGTCTATCAAGATCTTCTTTTAGTACTTTATTAATTTGGTAAAGTTCGTTTATCAAATCCTGCAAATCCTCCATTTTGTTAGTTGACGGATTTTCGTACTTTCTGTATACGTAGGTCATAATGATACTTTATAATGAATTATTTATGCGACCCTCTGGGCAAAAAAATTGGCGGAATTTTTTTTCCGCCTTTTTTGTAATTATTTCTTCTTTTTGGTTTGAGGTTTTTGTGCGTACTTCCATAGAGTTGGACTGATAGTACCAGATCCAAAGTCAATTGACTTCACGACACCTGTACCAAAGTAATCATAATATAAATCGAAGATGTCACCTCGTCTACCTCTAATAAGGTCACAAGATTTAGAACCACCAAATTCATAGGTGATAATCATTGCGTCAGAAGGTTGGTTTTTATCTTTCAGTTGCTCAGGGGTAGCATTCTCCAGAAGAAGTTGACATGAGTACTTCTTTTGGAGATTAGTTTTCTCCTCTTGAGTCCACTTCTCTGGAACCTGTTTCACCTTAGCCCCAAGTTCTTTCTGGGAAGGCTTCTTTGACTGTTTCGTAAGTGAGTTTGTACTTTTCTCCAAGTTTTCCATCCTTTGCTAAACAAATAACTTCTGCTTCATCCTCGTTTAAACCTTC